CTATGGCATATGATGCTAAAGTAAATTATAATGATGTGTTCTATCAAGTCCGTATGTGGGACAACATCATCTATAACTACCTGAAGAAGAGAGATATTGTAATTCCACAAAAACAGCAGTCGGATAAGAATGAAAAGTATGCAGGTGCATATGTTAAAGAACCGATTCCTGGTAAGTATGACTGGGTTGTGAGTTTTGACTTGAACTCTCTGTATCCTCACCTGATTATGCAGTATAATATCTCACCAGAGACTCTTCTTGAGGAGAAGCATCCAACAGTTACCGTTGACAAAATACTTAATGAAGAGATAAATTTTGAACTCTATAAGGACAATGCGATTTGTGCTAATGGTGCAATGTATCGTAAAGATGTCCGTGGATTTCTACCAGAGTTAATGGAGAAGATGTATGGAGATCGTGTCGTCTTCAAAAAGAGAATGCTTGCAGCCAAACAGCAGTATGAGAAGACGCCTACTAAAGCACTTGAAAAAGAAATCGCTCGATGCAACAACATTCAAATGGCGAAGAAGATTTCTCTTAATTCTGCTTATGGTGCTATTGGTAATCAATACTTCAGGTATTACAAACTAGCAAACGCAGAAGCAATCACATTGTCTGGACAAGTTTCGATCCGTTGGATTGAACAGAAGATGAACAAATATCTAAATAATCTGTTAAAAACAGAAGATGAGGACTATGTCATCGCATCCGACACTGATTCTATCTATCTTAATATGGGATCTGTTGTTGATAAATTTTTTGCTAATCGCTCTGGCGACAAAGCAAAGATTGTGGAGTTACTTGATATGGTTTGTCGTGATAAACTGGAACCGTACATCGATGAGTGTTACCAGAACTTGGCGAACTATGTATCGGCGTATGATCAAAAGATGCAAATGAAGCGTGAGAATATCGCTGATCGTGGTATCTGGACTGCGAAGAAGCGATATATTCTCAACGTATGGGATAGTGAAGGAGTTCGTTATGAAGAACCCAAATTGAAAGTGATGGGTATTGAATCAGTCAAATCATCTACACCTGCACCTTGTCGTAAAATGCTGAAGGATGCATTCAAGATTCTGATGACTGGCACTGAAGATGAGATGATTAAGTTTATTGATTCTAGTCGCGATCAGTTCAAAAAACTTCCTCCCGAAGAAGTTTCTTTTCCACGTTCTGTTTCTGATGTTGTAAAATATAAGTCCCACGCAAGTATCTACACTAAAGGAACTCCGATTCATGCTCGCGGAGCACTTCTTTTTAATCACTACATTAAAGAGAATAAACTAGATGCTAAGTATTCTCTTATTCAGAATGGAGAAAAAATTAAGTTCTGTTATTTGAAAAAACCTAATCATATTCATGAGAATGTTATCTCATTCATTCAAGATTTTCCCAAAGAATTGAATCTTGACAAGTATGTTGATTACGACTTACAATTTGAGAAATCATTCCTTGAACCACTGAAAACCATCCTTGATTCTATTGGATGGAATGTTGAAAAAACTGTAAACCTTGAACTCTTCTTTGGCTAATGGACTTCCTTAAAGAAATTGTAAAAGAGATCGGAGATGACTACACACAACTTGCATCCGATATTGATGATACTGAGAAATATGTTGACACGGGTTCGTACATTTTTAACGGACTTGTTTCAGGTTCCATTTTTGGTGGCGTATCTGGGAATAAGATTACTGCCATTGCTGGGGAGTCTAGTACTGGAAAAACTTTTTTCAGCCTTGCTGTCGTCAAGAACTTCCTTGATTCTAACCCTGATGGGTATTGTCTATATTTTGACACTGAAGCCGCTGTTAACAAGTCTCTTCTCGCAGATCGGGGTTTAGATCTTAATCGTATTGCTGTTGTCAATGTCGTTACGATTGAGGAGTTCCGTAGTAAGGCACTGAAAGCAGTTGATCTATATTTAAAAAAACCTGTAGATGAACGCAAACCCTGTATGTTTGTGCTAGACTCTTTAGGGATGCTTTCCACTGAGAAGGAGATTACAGACGTTTTGAATGACAAGCAAGTCCGTGATATGACTAAATCACAACTTGTGAAAGGTGCATTTAGAATGTTGACTCTTAAACTGGGGCAAGCAAATATTCCAATGATTGTTACGAATCACACTTATGATGTCATCGGCGCTTATGTCCCAACTAAAGAAATGGGTGGAGGTTCTGGACTCAAGTACGCTGCCTCTTCTATCATCTACTTGTCTAAGAAGAAAGAAAAAGATGGAACTGAAGTCGTTGGAAATCTTATCAAGGCAAAGACTGCTAAGTCGCGTTTAAGCAAGGAGAACAAAAATGTTACCGTTCGCCTTTACTATGATAATCGTGGTTTGGATCGTTACTACGGTTTGCTTGAATTGGGAGAACTTGGTGGACTTTGGAAGAATGTGGCTGGACGCTATGAAATAGACGGTAAGAAAGTCTATGCAAAGGCGATCTATAAAGATCCAGAACAATACTTCACCCCAGAGGTGATGGAAAAATTAGACGAGATTGCAAAACAGGAGTTTAGTTATGGACAATGTTGAGTTTCTAATTCTTAGAAACCTACTTTATAATGAGGAATATGTCCGTAAGGTAATTCCATTTATCAAATCAGATTATTTTGATAATCGTAGTCAAAAGATTGTTTACGAAGAGATTCTTAAATTTGTAGAACAATATAACAAACCAGTTACCAAAGAGATTCTCTGTATTGAAACGGAGAAGCGTCAGGACATTACTGATGGTGACTATAAAGAAATAACTCAACTCATCTCTTTATTAGAAGAAGCACCTACTGAGTTTGAATGGTTGGTATCTACGACTGAGAAGTGGTGCCGTGATCGTGCTATCTACTTGGCATTGATGGAGTCCATCTCTATTGCCGATGGACAGGACGAAAAGAAGAATCGTGATGCTATTCCAACTATTCTTTCTGATGCCCTTGCAGTGTCATTTGACACCCATGTAGGACATGATTACCTTCAAGACTATGAGGCACGTTATGAGTCCTACCACAGGAAAGAAGACAAAACCGAATTCGACTTGGAGTATTTCAACAAGATTACGAAAGGCGGGATCCCTAACAAGACGCTTAATATTGCTCTCGCTGGCACTGGCGTCGGTAAGAGTTTGTTTATGTGCCATGTCGCTGCTTCGGCACTCCTTAACGGAAAAAACGTGCTATACATCACGCTTGAAATGGCTGAAGAAAAGATTGCAGAGCGAATTGATGCAAACCTTCTTAATGTACCCATTCAAGAGATATCGGATCTTCCCAAGATGATATATGAGAGTAAGGTGACAAAACTCTCAGAAAAGACTCAAGGCACCCTAATTATTAAGGAATACCCTACTGCGTCAGCACATGCAGGACATTTCCGTGGTTTGCTTAATGAACTCGCTATTAAGAAATCATTTCGTCCTGACATTATTTTCATTGATTACCTTAATATATGTGCTTCCTCTAGGTATCGCGGAAACCTTTCTGTCAATTCATACAGTTATATCAAGGCTATTGCTGAAGAACTTAGAGGACTCGCTGTCGAAGCGAACGTACCTATCGTATCTGCCACCCAGACTACCCGTTCTGGTTATGGTAGCTCTGATGTTGAGCTTACTGATACTAGTGAGTCCTTTGGCCTCCCTGCTACTGCTGATTTTATGTTTGCCCTTATTTCAACTGATGAGCTTGAAGAACTCGGGCAGATTATGGTGAAGCAGTTGAAGAATCGCTACAATGATCCGACTGTGTATAAGCGTTTCATTGTTGGTATTGATCGTGCAAAGATGCGTCTTTATGATTGTGAGCAAACTGCCCAGACTGATATGGTTGACAGTGGGCAGGAAGAGGAGTATACTTACGAAGACAAACCTAAAAAATCATTTGATGGTTTTAAGTTTTAATGATTCATGAATTCCATGACATTGTAGATGACAAAAGTCTATGTGATAAAGCAATAGATTTTTTTGAAAATTGCAATCGTGAACAATTTTCAGATAGAGCGTCCAGATTTAAAGGTAAAACAGTACCCACACTTCTCATTGGCGACAGTCATCTAAGAACTGAATTAAAAGTGATATCTTATAAAATATCACAAAAACTTCATTGCATTGACGGAGAATTTATTTTTCCAGAATATTCCAATATTGTATTTTGGAGTCCAGGACAAAACATGTCAGTTCATACTGATAATAAACTTGATATTATTAAGCAAAGACACTATACTGCAGTTTGCTATCTTAATGATGATTACTCTGGAGGAGAAACTTTTTTGCCAG